CGGCGGAGATCGGGCCGCGGACGGGACCCCATAGCGGTCTCGCGAGCGAGGCCGCCATGGGCGCCCGCACGCGTGACCATGTCCGGCGCCGGGCGGGGAGCATGCTCCGCCCGCCGCCGCAGCTCCGGGTTTCGGAATGGGCCGAGCGGCACCGGATCCTGGGCAGCCGCGCCTCCTCCGAGCCAGGGCCCTGGCGGACGTCGCGCACACCCTATCTGCGCGAGGTGATGGACGCGCTGTCGGCGGTGCACCCCGCGCGGCGGGTCGTGTTCATGAAGGGCGCGCAGGTCGGCGCCACCGAGGCCGGGAACAACTGGCTCGGCTACATCCTGCACCATGTGCCCGCGCCGGTGCTGGCGGTGCAGCCGACCGTCGAACTGGCAAAGCGCTTCTCGCGCCAGCGGATCGACCCGCTGCTGGAGGAAACCCCGGCACTGCGGGAGCGGGTGGCGCCCGCCCGAGCACGGGACAGCGGCAACACGCTGCTGTCGAAGGAATTCCCCGGCGGCATCCTGGTGCTGACCGGGGCGAACAGCGCGGTCGGCCTGCGCTCGATGACGGCGCGATTCCTGTTCCTCGACGAGATCGACGCCTATCCCGGTGATGTCGAGGGCGAGGGTGATCCGATCGCGCTGGCCGAGGCACGGGCGCGCACCTTCGGATGGCGGCGCAAGGCGTTCCTCGTCTCGACGCCGACCATCGCCGGGCGCAGCCGGATCGAGCGGGAATACGCCGCCTCCGACCAGCGACGCTACTTCGTGCCCTGCCCGCACTGCGGCGAGATGCAGTGGCTGACGTTCGAGCGGCTCCGCTGGGAGAAGGGCGACCCTCGCTCGGCCCGCTACCATTGCGAGGCCTGCGACGAAGGCATCGAGGAGCATCATAAGACCGCCATGCTGGCGGGCGGCGAATGGCGGGCGACCGCCACCGCGGAGGACCCGCACACGGTCGGCTTCCATATCTCGGCGCTCTATTCGCCGGTGGGCTGGCTGTCCTGGGAGCAGATCGCCCGCGATTGGGAGGCGGCGCAGGGCAAGCCGGAGGATCTGAAGACCTTCAGGAACACGGTGCTGGGCGAGACCTGGCAGGAGCGTGGCGAGGCGCCGGATTGGGAGCGGCTGGTCGAGCGGCGGGAGGAGTTCCGGATGGGCGTCGTGCCCGCCGGCGCGCTCTGCCTCACAGCCGGCGTGGACGTGCAGGACGATCGCCTCGAATGCGACATCTGGGGCTGGGCGGAGGGATACACCTCCTGGCTGGTGGACCACGTCGTCATCCCCGGCAGCCCGCGCGAGCGGGAGCCCTGGGACGCGCTGGCGGCGCTGCTGGTCAAGGACTGGCCGCGGCAGGGCGGCGGCGCGATGCGTGTCGCCAAGGCGTGCGTCGACACGGGCGGCCGGGACACCGCGACGGTCTACGGGCATCTGCGTCGGCTGCACGACCCGCGTATCGCGCCGACCAAGGGCGTGGATGGCTGGAACCGGGCGCAGCCGGTGCAGGGGCCGACGCCGGTGGATGCGCTGGTCGATGGCCGCAAGCTCCGCCGCGGGCTGAAGCTCTGGACGGTGTCGGTCTCGACCTGGAAGGCCGATCTCTATCGCCGGCTTTGGCTCGGCCGCGGCGATGCCGAGGACTTCCCGTCCGGCTGGGTGCACCTGCCGCAGGGCGTCGAGGCGGAGTGGGTGAAGCAGCTGGTCGCGGAGCAGCTGCGCACGGCGAAGGACCGGCGCGGCTTTGCGCGGCAGGAATGGGCGAAGCTGAGGGAACGGAACGAGGCGTTGGACTGCGCGGTTCTCGCCCGCGCGGCGCTCTGGCTGCTTGGCGCCGACCGCTACGGCGAGCGGTTCTGGCAGCAGCTGCGCGAGCAGGTCGCCAACGCTCCGCTGCAAAGGAGCGAGCTTCCCACCGGTGGGAATGTCGCTCCCCCGTCGCCGGTCGCGCCCGACACCCATCGCCCACGCGGATGGCTTGCGCCGCGCAGCGGCTGGCTGCGCTGACAGAAGGACGCGCATGGACCCGACCGTCCTCGCCTGGGCGCTGGCGCAGCCTCCTGGCAGCCGGGCTGCCGCCCTGGCCTCGGCCTATACGGGCGGCACCACGCGCGTGACCTTCGACGGGCGGACCGTGGAGTACCGCAGCCTCGATGAGTTGGCGCGGGCGATGGCGGCGCTGCGTGGGGCGGAGATCACGGCCGCGCGCCGCCCGTCCGTGACTCTGGCCAGCTTCTCGCGCGAGGGGAGCAGGTGATGGGCCGGCTGCGAGATGCATGGAACGTTCTCCGCGGCTACGCCGCCGCGCAGGACCACCGCGCCTCGGCCTGGGCGCCGTCCGGCGGCAGTGCCACAGCCGAGGTCGGCCTGGCCGCGCCGACCGTCGCCCGCCGCGCGCGCGACGCCGTGCGCAACGATCCTTATGCCAGCCGTATCGTCGATCTCTGGACCGGCAATGCGGTCGGCGCGGGCATCACCACCCGCTGGCCGGACGATCCCCACGGCCGCGCCTGGCAGCGCTGGGCCGAAAGCACGGCCTGCGACGCCGAGGGGAGGCTCGACCTCTACGGGCTGCAGGCGCTCGTCATGCGGGCGGTGGTGGAGAGCGGCGAGTGCTTCGTCCGCTTCCTCATGACCGAGCCGTCGTCCACCAACCCGATCGGCCTGCGGCTGCAGGTGCTGGAGGCGGATCACCTCGATACGGCGCGCACCGGCATGCTGGACGGCGCGGCCACCATCCAGGGCATCGCCCTCGGCGAGGCCGGCGAGCCGATCGGCTACTGGCTGCACCGGGTGCACCCCGGCGCGGCCTGGGTCCTGCCGGGCTCGACCTGGCTCAGCAGCGAGCGCATCCCGGCCAGCGAGGTGCTGCACATCTACCGCAAGCGCCGGCCCGGCCAACTGCGGGACGTGTCGTGGCTGGCGCCCGTCCTGCTCCGGCTGCGCGACCTCGGCGACTACGAGGCCGCGCTGCTGATGAAGGCCAAGATCGAGGCCTGCCTCGCTGCGGTCGTCACCGAGGAAGGCGACGAGGCGCTGACCGGCGCCGCCTCCGGCCTGCTCCGCGATGCGCAGGGCCGCACCGTCGAGAGTTTCGAGCCGGGCATGATCCTCTACCGCCGCGGCATGGGCTCGGTGGAGGTCGTGAACCCCTCCGGTGGTGGTTCGCACGCCGCCTTCGCGCGCCGCGCGCTGGAGGCCGCTGCCGTCGGCGCGGGGCTGACCTACGACCAGGTCTCCGGCGACCTGACGCAGGCCAACTACTCCAGCCTACGCGCCGGCAAGATCGAATTCCGCCGGCTCTGCGAGCAGGTGCAGTACGGCATGCTCATCCCGATGCTGGTGCGACCCATCGCCGACCGTTTCCACGCCCAGGGCGCGCTGCTCGGCCTGTGGGGCGCCGAGATGCCGGACGGCGTGTCGCACGTCCCGCCGGCGCACGAGATGATCGACCCGCTGAAGGACACCACCGCGCTGATCGCCCAGGTGCGCGCCGGCTTCGTGCCGCAGCCCGAGGCGGCCGGCGCCTTCGGCTACGACTTCCGGGCCGCGGTGGAGATGATCCGCGAGGCCAACGCGCTGCTCGACGAGGCGGGCATCTCGCTCGACACCGACCCGCGCCGCGTCGCGAAGTCCGGCAGCGCGCAGGACGCCGCTCAGATGGCCGCGGTCGAGATCGCCGCGACGGGTCCGGCGGCACCGCCGCGCGAGCAACCAGCACAAGGCTGACCATGACCGACACCGACGACCCGGGCGGCAGCGATGCCGCGCCGGCGCCTGATGCTGCGCCCGTCGCGGGGGACGTTCCACTGGTCGCGCATCGCGCCATCACCGCCCCCGCCAGCGTCGATCGCTCGGCGCGCACGGTCGAGGTGGTGTGGAGCACCGGCGCCCGCGCCCGCAACTACGTCCCCGGCCTCGGCCTGATCACCGAGGAGTTGGAGATGTCGTCCAACGCGGTGCGCATGGATGCGCTGCGCTCCGGCCACGCGCCGGTGCTGAACACCCATCGCAGCATGGATGCGCGCGACGTGCTCGGCCGCGTCACGGCTGCCCGGATCGACCGCGGCCGCGGCTACGCCACGCTGCAATTTTCCGCCGCCACCGACGTCGAGCCGGTCTGGCAGCGCATCGCCGACGGCACGCTCCGCGCCGTCAGCGTCGGCTATCGCGTCCATCGCTACGAGCCGCGGCCCGACCCCGCCACCGGCACCACCATCCACCGCGCGGTGGATTGGGAGCCCTTCGAGATCTCCATCGTGCCGCTGCCGGTGGATCGCGACGCCGCCATTCGCGCGCAGGGGGACCAGGGCTCCCCCATGCCCGCCATCAAACCCGCCCTGCCCGACGAGGATTTTTCGACGATGCCCGACACCACCGACACCCCGGCCGCGTCGCCGGAGAGCACCGTGCCGACCGCGCCCGCGCCGGAGCGCACCGCGCCGCCGGCGTCGCCCGCGGACACCGCAGCCGAGGCGATCCGCGCCGAGCGCAGCCGCATCGCCGGCATCGACACCGCGATCGAGGCCGCCCGCGCCCTCCTGCCCGCCGACCGCGTGGCGAGCCTGCGCGCCGAGGCCGTCGAGCGCGGCTGGTCCCCCGACGACACCCGACGCGCCCTGTTCGACGCCCTGGTGCGCCACGCGCCGCGGCCCTCCGTGCCGGCCAACCCCGCCGCCCATGGTGGCCCGCCGCGCACGGAGATCCTCGACGCCATGGCGGAAGCCATCGCCGCCCGCGCCATGCCCGGCTACCAGCCGCAGGGGAACGGCCGCCACGCCGAGTTCATGGGCTGGCGCCCCTCCGACATGGTCCGCGAACTCCTGTCGTTGGACGGGCAGGCGCAGGTCCCGCGCGACCCCGTCCGCCTCGCCGAGCGCGCTTTCCACACCACCTCCGACTTCCCGGCCCTGCTCTCCGCCGCCGCCAACAAGATGCTGCTCGCCGCCTATGCGCCTGCCGCACCCACCTATCGCCAGATCTTCCTCCGCCGGGACTTCCGCGACTTCAAGCCGCACCGGCACCTGCGCATCGGCGACTTCCCCGTCCTCCAGCCGCTGCTGGAGAACGGCGAGATCCAGGCCGGCACCATGTCCGAGAGCCAGGAAATCGTGCTGCTCCAGACCTTCGCCCGCCGCATCCGCGTGACGCGTCAGATGCTGGTCAACGACGACCTCGGCGCCTTCACCGACTTCGCCGCCATGATCGGCCGACGCGTCGCCGACTTCGAGAACGCCACCGCCTATGCGCTGGTCAACCTGGCGAACGGGGACGGGCCGACGCTGCTCACCGGCAACGCGCCGGTCTTCGCGACAGGGGCCGCGCGGGC